AAATAATGGCTGTTGATTTTGAGGCGTTAGATCATGTTAGGGCAAAAAATAAAGCTCGAGTACATGAAGAGCAAAAACAAATGAGAGTTGAATTATCTAAATATATAGACAAATGCGATAGTTATGAATTATCAAGGTTATATGATGAATACAAAAGACTTAAACGAAAATAGACTATTAACTAAAAAAGATTTTGACAGCTTTTTTGACGGGCATAACGAATATGAGTTTAAAAAAATGAGTATCAATAAATTGCGCTCAACTTATGGCGTGACCCATTCGATTAATGGTAAATATAAGGATATGCGGGGCAAGTGTTTCAAATGTTTAACACCGTTAAGGGCTGATTATACACGCCATGAAAACTATTGTTTAGATTGTTAATAACCTGGAATTTTGACCCCTTACAAATATTAAATAAGTATTGATTAATATATATTTTCTTTTAATTTCTATTTGATTTGACCCCGTTGCGGTTAAGTTATTAACTAGCAAAAATCAGACAGCCGTGGCCCTTGCAAAACTTTTTCAAAAACCTTTTTTCGTGCGCCATGATCCAGGGCGCTTGAGCCTTGAACCATGAATTTTTTAGCTTGAGTGTTGTTATATGAAATTTCTAGCTTGTGCCTTGAACAATAAAATAAAAATAAAAATTTTCTTAAATTATTAAAGGGTCATTGATAGCATTTAGGCGCCAAACTTTAATCAATGACCCTCTAATAATGAGCCGTGAACCAATGGCCACGACTCAAGATTTAAATTTTATTCGTCGCCGTTCATTTGGGCGTCAAGTAGCGCCCTTTTTTCTAAATGATCGATTTGGTCGAAAGCGTCCATTTTCCGAGATCCATCCTCGCGCTCGTCCGATATTCTCGTTGCGATATGCTCGCAGATCCACCACACCAAAAGATTTTTAAAAGTTTTCGGATCTGAAACATTTTTACACCCTCTAAAATTAGAAATCATAAAGGGTATAGTTTCGCCGAGATCATCAGCCATATTGCTTAACTCGTCCCAAATCTCATCTTCGTGATCATCGTAAAATTGCACATTATCATTGTAATAAATTAACTCGGATATTGTGCCACCACTACAACCATGAGTTGCAACATCTGTTATTAAAAAACGCTCTTCTTTTTCGCCCCTTAATAAAAATTGCTCTACTGTTTCATCTACTAGTTTTTTAGTCATATATTTATTGTCCTTTATATTGGTTTAATATCCTTGATTAATATTTTAAATTAGTTTAATAATCAAGTTATATTTTCAAATTATTGAAAATAAATTAACAACGAAACAAGGACAATGAAACATGAATAAAACTGATGATGAAATTTCAAAAAGAATAATGGAATTAGATCAAATTTGTATTGAGTATAAATTTTGGGATAATTCGGAATATCAAGCTGAATTCCACAAACTGAGAGAAGAGCAAAAAAAAAGACATAGAGAAAAAATACTATCCAAAGAATATAGACCTGCTCATCATTTAAGGGCTATTAATTGGAAAGCCTTTATTCAATCAGCAATTAAAACGGGGCTTGAAAGTCCGACCCCTTACAAAGTCATCCCGTATAAAAATGGAATAGGCATTAAAAAGATTGAGTTTATTAAGCCTATTAAATACAGTAAAAAACAAGGGCCGTCATTAGAGGCCCTTTATAATAATTAGATATATATCTAATCTTTCAATAGTTAATTGACTAAGGCCCCATTTTACATGGGGCCTTTTTTTGTTTCAGTGGGCCGTGACCCGTGGCGCGTGTCACATGTTTATTTATTTATAATAGAGGTACCAACGCGACACCAAACATTTAGAGTGCGTAGCCCCCCACCCCCCTTTATACGTAGATAGGGATCCTAATGTATGTATATATATGCTTGATTTATATTGTCATAGGCTGTAAAAAACTTATTAAACATCGATAGTGATGCCAAAAAAATTTTATAAAAATTTTTTATGAAACCGAATGATATAGATATAACTAAACTACCTGCCGATATACGGAAGACATTTAAACAACTTCAAGTATTACATGCTGAAAAAAAGATACGGAATAAAGCTAAAGATGACTTCCTTTCTTTTGTCAAATGCGTTTGGCCAGATTTTGTAGAGGGGTCCCACCACAGGCACATTGCAAAAAAATTTAATGAACTAGCTACGGGTGAAATAAATAGATTAATTATCAACATGCCACCCAGGCATACCAAATCAGAATTTGCATCCTATTTACTTCCAGCATGGATGGTGGGCCGTGAGCCAAAGTTAAAGATCATTCAAGCAACGCACACGGCAGAACTAGCAATTCGTTTTGGTCGTAAAGCAAAGAACCTAATTGATAGTGATGACTATAGAAAAATTTTTGATACAACACTCAGTGAAGATAGTCAGGCAGCAGGGAGATGGGAAACTTCTCAAGGTGGTGAATATTTTGCAGCTGGTGTTGGTGGAGCAATTACAGGTCGTGGTGCAGATTTATTGATTATTGATGACCCACACTCTGAGCAAGATGCAATGTCAAAAGTATCTTTAGAGAAAGCTTATGAATGGTATACATCAGGTCCTCGTCAGCGTTTACAACCTGGTGGTAAAATTATTTTAGTAATGACAAGATGGTCTACGAAAGATTTAACAGGAGCCTTGGTCGCTTCACAGAAAGAAGCGAAAGCTGATCGATGGCACGTGGTTGAGTTTCCAGCAATCATGGACCATGAATCAGATGACGCTGTACCTGTCTGGCCTGAGTATTGGAAGATGGATGAGTTNGAGAAAGTNAAAGCTGCATTACCTGTTGCTAAGTGGAACGCACAGTGGATGCAACAACCAACTAGTGAAGAAGGTGCAATTTTAAAAAGAGAATGGTGGAGGACTTATGAAGGTGATGACATTCCAACAATTTATCATGTCATACAATCTTACGATACAGCGTTTCTTAAAAAAGAGACAGCTGACTATTCTGCTATTACTACTTGGGGTGTTTGGTATCCAAGTGAAGACTCAGGTGCTAATTTAATTTTATTAGATGCAATCAAAGGACGGTATGAGTTTCCTGAACTAAGACGTTTAGCTTTAGAGCAATATCGCTACTGGAATCCTGAAACAGTGATCATTGAGGCTAAAGCTTCTGGATTGCCCCTGACTTATGAGCTACGGAAAATGGATATTCCAGTAATGAACTTTACACCAAGTCGTGGAAATGATAAGCATGCCCGTGTAAATGCGGTTGCACCTTTGTTCGAATCTGGTATGATATGGGCTCCTCAACAAAAGTTTGCGGAAGAGGTTATTGAAGAATGTGCAGCCTTTCCGTTCGGGGATCATGATGACTTGGTTGACTCCACTACACAAGCGATTATGAGATTTAGACAAGGTGGACTAATTGAACATCCAGAAGATTATGTGGATGAAGTTGTTGAGAAGAAGAAAAGGAATTATTACTAATGTCTAGCGTAACAGATCTATATACAAAAAATTATAGTCCAGAACGTAAAAAAGAATTTGAAAGACGTGTTAGAGAAATTGCTGGCAATATGTCAGAAGAGTCTGCAGCAGACCTAGTTGCAAAAGAAATGAGAGAAGAGATGAAAGACGGTGGTATGATTGATAAGCCACTTGGTTCAGGCGGAGTGAAATCTGGCCCACCACCAAAATCAGGACCAACACCACAAGGGTTGAAAGTTCCTTTAAAACAAGTTAAACAGTAAGACTGGAGAAATTTTAAATGGCAGATATTGACAAGTCCCTTCCTAATGAACTTAGAACAGAAGTAGAAATACCAGCTGAAGAAGAAGTTGTAGAAGAGGAAGTAGTAGAACAAGGTCCCGTAGAAGTTATACCTGAAGAGGATGGTGGAGTTACATTAGACTTTGAACCAGGAGCAATCAATGTTCCAGGAACCGAGAATCATTTTGATAACTTAGCTGACATTTTACCTGAAGATATTTTAGAACCAATCGGAAACGAAATGGTTGACAACTACATGGAATATAAATCATCTAGAAAAGATTGGGAACAATCTTACATTCAAGGTCTAGATCTTTTAGGATTCAAATACGAAAACAGAACTGAACCTTTCCAAGGAGCAAGTGGTGCAACACACCCAGTGCTTGCTGAAGCAGTCACACAATTTCAAGCGCAAGCTTATAAAGAATTATTACCTGCAGGCGGACCTGTAAGAACAGATGTTATTGGAGTAGATTCTCCTCCTGTTCAACAACAGTCTCAAAGGGTTAAAGATTATATGAATTATCTTTTAATGGATCAAATGGAAGAATACGAACCTGAGTTCGATCAAATGTTATTTCATTTACCATTAGCTGGTTCTACTTTTAAAAAAGTATACTATGACCAGTTGTTAGGGAGAGCAGTGAGTAAATTTATTCCTGCTGAGGATTTGATTGTTCCGTACACGGCTACCTCATTAGACGAAGCGGAATCAATCATCCACTCTTTAAAAATTTCTGAAAACGATTTAAGAAAATCACAAGTCAGCGGTTTCTATTCTGACGTTGAACTTGGCCCACCAGGTGTTGACAACAATGATGAGCTAACGAAAAAGGAAAGAGAAATTTCTGGAACTAAAAAAACAGGTAAGCAAGAAGATGTCTACAATGTTTTAGAGTGCCATGTAAACTTAGACCTAGAAGGTTTTGAAGATATTGATGGTGAAGGTGAACCAACAGGAATTAAACTTCCATACATTGTAACCGTTGAAGAAGCATCAAGAAAAATTTTATCTATCAAAAGAAATTATGCACCAGAAGATCCAAAGAAAAAGAAGATACAATACTTTGTACATTTTAAATTTTTACCAGGTTTAGGTTTTTATGGTTTCGGTCTAATCCACATGATAGGTGGACTGTCTCGTACGGCGACCGCGGCTCTAAGGCAGTTACTAGATGCGGGAACGTTATCTAATCTGCCAGCTGGATTCAAGCAACGTGGAGTTAGAGTAAGAGANGAAGCGTCTCCTATTCAACCAGGTGAGTTTAAAGATGTTGATGCACCAGGTGGATCTTTACGNGATGCATTCTTTCCATTACCTTACAAGGAACCTTCTCAGACATTATTATCATTAATGGGAATTGTTGTTGGTGCNGGTCAAAGATTTGCAGCCATTGCTGATATGCAAGTTGGAGATGGAAATCAAGGTGCAGCTGTAGGAACAACTATTGCATTATTGGAACGTGGATCACGGGTCATGTCTGCAATCCATAAAAGATTATACGCTGCAATGAAAAAAGAATTTAAATTTTTAGGAAAAATTATTGCTCAATACTTACCACCTGAATATCCATACGACGTGGTAGGTGGTGCTAGAACAATTAAGCAAGTAGACTTTGATGATAGAATCGATATCATCCCTGTTGCAGATCCTAATATATTTTCTCAGTCACAAAGAATTAGTTTGGCACAAACACAATTACAACTGGCTCAATCAAACCCACAGATTCATAATTTGTATAATGCATACAGAAAAATGTACGAAGCAATTGGAATAAAAGATGTTAATCAAATATTACCTCCTCCTGCTCAAGTGCAACCCATTGATCCAAGTGTCGAGCATATTAATGCGTTAAACGCAAAACCTTTTCAAGCGTTTCCTGGTCAAGATCATAGAGCACATATCACTGCACACTTAAATTTTATGTCAACTAACATGGTTAGAAACAATCCTGTTGTTATGGCTGCAATTCAAAAAAATATATTAGAGCACATCTCAATCATGGCCCAAGAACAAGTACAAATTGAGTTCAGAGAGCAAATGATGCAGATGCAAAGCTTACAGCAGCAAGCACCAACGAACCCACAAGCTGCACAAATGCTACAACAGATGATGCAAACCATTGAAGCTAGAAAAGCTGTGCTGATTGCAGAGATGACAGAAGATTTTATGAAGGAAGAAAACAAAATTACGTCACAATTTGATTCAGATCCTTTACTAAAATTAAAATCTAGAGAAGTTGATCTACGAGCCATGGAAAATGAACGTAAAAAACAAAATGATGAAGCACAACAAGAGCTTGCAAGAGCAAGATTGCTACAATCTAAAGATAATTTTGAAGATAAGCTTGAACAAAACGAAGATTTAGCTAAATTAAGGGCTGGAGTTAGCCTTGCTAAGTCTGGCGTGCAACAAATGTCTGTTATTGACGAAAATTAATGGTATATTAGTTTAACAAAAGGCAAAAAATTATGATGAACTATAAAAAAACAAAACAGATGGCAGTTCCAAGTCAGAATGTAGAAGTAGATCCTAGATCTAAGACTACAGCTGATGGTGCTTTCAACTATATTCCTACAGGAGACAAGGAAAAAGTTAGAGGCACTAAAAGAATGTTATCTAATAAAAAGAAAACTGCTACTTGGTACTAATCTATGTGGTTATCGGCAATTAAACTAGCCGTTTCTGCTGGAAGTAAGATTTACGCTAATAAGCAGAGAACGAAGATGGCAATGTCAGATGCACAGCTGATGCATGCATCTCGTATGGCCGAAGGAAAAGAAGCTTACCAAGGTAAACTTCTTGAAGCCAGACAATCTGACTGGAAGGACGAGGCAGTTTTAATAATTTTAAGTTTGCCCATAGCAATTCTGGCCTGGGCAGTCGTATCGGACGATCCGACAGCGATGGACAAGGTAAA